ATACGTCTTGTTTCCGTTCTAGCACTACTTAGCTTCATCTTGTACCACCCTCGGAGTATTTGAGCATTCTAGATAATATCTTAGATTGCCAGTCAGTTAGTTTAAGTGCATCGAATTTAATTCTAACTACATCTGCTAGCCTTATCTTCCATCTGTTCATATTATGCATCCCATGGATCATGATTTATTAACCAGCGTTGCCCCCTATGACCAACACCGAATAGTCTATCGGGAGTGTATCGTCCACCCTTGTTTTTTCTTAGATCATTTCTAACAGCTATGTCTAGCTTGTCCTGAAAGTTACCATACGCCCTATCAAGCATATCATCTGTAATGGCTTCTGGTGTCATTATTCTCTTTCGTCTCAGTAGGTCAACCTCTGCCAAACTCAGAATTAGATGTGAGTCCAGAAGTGGTTTAGTGAGGTCAGTTATAACCTCAGTCCTAACCTGTCCCTTACCCCTTAATTCATACACACCATCTATCAGTCTAGGGTATATCTCGACCAAGGTACACCCGTTGCTATCATTTCCGCATGCTCTCCACCTATGGGGCTCACCAGTTACCTGGAAGTCTGGGTCTCTTATCTCAATTTCCTTTTCATCCCAATCCATTAGATAGGTATTGTGCATTAGATGAGTAACTGTTTCTATGGACGAATCCACTGAGTACATGTGTTTAAATATTGCATAGCCATCACCTGCCGTAGCCTCAGCTGTTGTCGTTATTCCACCATAATCCTCAGTTATTGTTACTAGGCTAGTAGTAGATGCTGTTATAGTATAATATGATGCACCCTCACTTTTTTTAATAAACATCCCAGCGTATCCATCGCTCTCCCCACCACTCCATGACGCACAAGTTGATGCCGATACAGTAGTTCCAGCTTTCGTGAAATGTGCACCACCTGCACCAACATACGCCTTCGTTACCAGATTGAAGTTTTTCTCTAGAAAACTCCAAGACCTAATCTTTGCTATACCTGCGTATGCCTCATTAATGGAATCCAGGTATCCATCCGGTGATAATCCGGGAATCTTTCTGACTAGGATACTCCTCATTTCTAGACCTGTGTTATACATCTCTAGTCCTCTTCAACATATTTAAATTAATTTTTCCAGATTTCCAGTGTTCCACCAGCACAATTTGTCGCTGCAAGGTTCGTATGAATGTAAAGCCTACTGACCGTAATCGGTTCGGTAATTACACTCATGGCCTTAATAGTCATAACAGCAGTCGCATCATATTTACGCCTTATCAGTACGTTGCTCTGAGTTGTGGTTACTCCACCGTTGGTTAGGACTAGTGTTCCACCAGCTGTCGTCAAGTCCCTCCATATCATACTATTGATTGTTATGGATTCATCCTTTGTTATCCATGCACAAGCTAGTGCGGTTGTTACTATTGGATTGACACTTGTTAAAGTCTCTACTGCCATTCTCTTTCTCCTATAAGTTTAATTTATTCATTATACCTAAGTCCAGTCTAGAATCTGAAAATCTTAGTCCATAAGTATATGATCCATTCCTAACCCTGTCGACATCACCTAATGATTTCTTGACATTCCATATAATTGTTTCATCAAGATTTAAACTCGCCTCCCAATTTCCCATATATAAAGTAGAATTTAATACTGAAGTTTCTTCGGAAAATGATCCAATAGTGTCCGCGTCAAGAAAATCATTTGCGGTATCATCCCAGATTCTAATATAATACGATTTATCTGATTCCCTGTAACCAATCCCCAGATGATACCATGTGTCCACTTGAAACCCTGTAGCAAATGAGTCGTATTCAACACTAGCTCCAGCATTATATCCCTTAACTAAGATTAACTTATCTTCATCACTGAGAACATAGATGAGGAAAGTTTTTGGTTCATATTTGTAATAAATTGATGCAGGTGTACCTTCAGTACTGGGCAAAGAATTAAAGTGAACCCATCCACAATATGTTATGTCTTTTACTACCTTAATGCCATCTGTAAACCTAAATGAAAACCCAACATCTAAATCAGGGTCAGGTATATGTACGTCATCATTATTGGCAGCAACAAACTTAGCAGACTTCAGTCCCTCTCTAAATACTTCATCATCTTGGTTTGCACCAGCATTAGTGAGGTCGTTATTACCTTTGCTATCTATCATAAAACCCGGCAAATCTTCATATAGCCATGCCGCCTTACAGTTTCCATCTTTTGAAAAATCATTAGCCATCTTTAGTAATCTCCGTATCAGTGGGTTTTATCTCTAAATAAGAATCCCCATCAGTAAAGTTATCTATAACCCATTGATCACCACCATATTGAACTGTGGTCTCGATCTCACCAGTAGCATTTCTCCTCTCAGTTCGTATCATGTACGCTCTCTTCTCTGCATTTTTTTTATAACCACCCTCAGCACTATTAACAAATATAACCTGACCAATAGTAATTTTATAATCCTTTTCTGATGGTATGAAATCTATCTTTGATGTCTCAGGGGTTTTATCACGGTTCCCTTTAAATTTTGTGAATTGGGTAAGTTTTTTATCCTCACCTATATCTGAAATGGTGACCACCTTATGATTATCTGTTTCAAAATACTCATCATGTTCAACAAAATAACTATCCTCCATCTGTTTTATTCTATCAATATCATCTTGCAGACTCATACTATATCTCCAAACCCTTAGGTATATCCCCGTTAAAATCTCTAAACATCCTTATATGCTTTACTGATTCCTGTATAGCTACACACATTGATGTGAGATCATTTTTATCATTATCGCTAATAACGTTACTATCAGGTATCTCTATTAGCATAGATAATATTGCTGCGTATGCCTGAACTTTCAAAAATTCTTTCTCACTCAGTATTAGTTTTAGATAATCATTTAGTTCGGAAAAGCATGCGGATACATATGAACCACTCTTATCAATATCTATATTATCATATATGTCATACGCTATTTCCAGTATATCTGAATTGCATTGTGGATATAACAGGAAAATTCTATCAAACGCATCTCTAGTTAAATTATAGACTAGAGCGGTTTGATCTAATTCATTCCCACTAGTTTCTATTGTTCCCAGTGAAGTACATGACAGTACTACAGTTAATAGGGCAACAAAAAGGTAGAGGGTTATTTTCATAAGCTCCCCCTACCTGAATATTGTTCCACAGAAAAGAACGATAGCAGTCCAAAGAGAACCAGCTAGCACTCCTACTGTTTTTACCCTGGTCAGAGATTTACCATGGTCAATAATAGTATCATCTATATTGTTAAGTCTTTTTCGACAAACATCAACTCTTGCAGTAAATTTAGAATCAACATCATCGAACCTACGAATAGTTTCACCATGATTAGTCTCTATTAACTTAATAATGCCGTCATACTCTTTCGATTCCATTGGAACCCCCTTACTATGGAGTTGCTATGTAATTGATATAATATGTTCCTCCGGCAGTAGCTACTGCGGCATTATATATACCTCTTAGTTCTGCGCCAGCCGCTAAAGATAGTGTCCGTTCTCCACTAACGGCACTTTCCTGTGGGCCAACATGTGTTGCTAATGTACTAACTATTCTCCCGGCAAGAATTGTAAGCGCTCCACTATCCTCTAGATCAAAACTACGACCACTAGTACATGCGGCAGTAAACTGAACGATAGCTTTGATAATAGTACAGGCACTAGTCATTGTCAGTGTAAATGCTGTTGACGTGGCAGCGATACTAAACGTACCAGTGAACCATTTTCCGGCCTCTATAGCTAGCTTATCTGTGGTTACAGCACTATTACCTAGTTTAGCCGTGGAGACTGCAAGGTCTCCAAGCTTAGCCGTTGTGACAGCACTGTTACCCAGTAGAGACGTAGTGACAGCAGCAGTATTGATATCAGCTGTTTGAACACCAACGTCAGCAACAACCTCCCGGATTCCTTCAGCCATACTCATTTTGTTTCTCCTTATTACGGGGTTGCTATATATTGGATGTAATATGTTCCTGATGCTGTGGCTGGCTTCTCGCTAAATTCACATCTCAGAGTAGCGGCAGCAGAGAAAACTAATACTTGCTCGGCAGAAATCACGCTATGATGTACTGGCCCAGCATGAGTTACCGCAGTACTTGCTACCCTGGAATCTAATATTGCCAGATCAGCAGTATTCTCAAGGTTAAAGACACATCCAGCAGAACACGCTGCTGAGAGTTGAACTATAGCTTGAATAATTGTACATGCACCTGTCATTGTTAATGAAAAAGCTGTTGACGTACCAGCAACACCAAACGTACCAGTAATCCATTTCCCGGCCGCTATAGCTAGTTTAGCTGTAGTTACTGCACTACCACCAAGTAAAGCTGCGGTAATGGCACCAGTGTTAATGTCAGCTGTTTGAACGCCTACATCGGCTACAACCTCTCTTATTCCTTCAGCTAGACTCATTTCTAATTCCTCCTATTTTTAAAAATAGGGATAACCCCCGAATGACTCAGTGGTCATCCCCACATTGTTTACATATTAATATCGTTTACAGATTAAAGTCTGCAAGACCGAAGGTACCAGCTGCTGTAGCAACCACACGAGCGATACCTGTCTGAGTCGTAGCACGAGGCATCATAGTGCCTATGGAACTACCAGGAGTCAGATGGGCACCAACAATCCATGTACCCTCTTTCTTGACGGGCCAAATACCCTTTTTGCCAAGATAGCAATACAAATTGCCAGTATTGGTTGCACTTGCTAGGGTAACACCAACTGCTAGGGCAGTCATAGTTCCACTATCAATCTTTGGAAATACACCATCATACGGATTGGGAATAGCAGCGCAGGTCTGTGCGGCAACTGCAACTTCTAGGCCATCCTTAAGATAAAGATTAAGCGTACCAGCCGAGGCAGCAGAATCATTACCTTGAATCATATAAGAATCAGCGGAAGTGTTCATTAGTAAAACTCCATTCTTATAAAAATTCTTAGCACATGATGTAGCACCTATTGTTAGTGAGAGAAACTTATCACCAACTGATGCAGTAGCAGCGGCAGTTATATTCTGATGATGTGCCACGCAAGCCTTCCCTTGGAGCAACATACCCTTGGTCAATGTAGCAGTTGCAGTTCCTAGTCGGCAATATACAACCTCTTTACCAAAGCCTATGTTTTTAACACTACCAACAACCGTAGTTGGTGCTGTTTCTACTTCTCGAATACCCTGCACTGAAATTCTGGAAGGGCCATTCTCTGTTAGTACTCTGTCCATTGTAAAATCCTCCTTTGATTTGGGCAAATCTCCAAGGGGTTATGGGCAACCCCTAGGAGGCCTATCATGTTAATATTAAGTTATGCTTTGAACCTGACCCTGGTATCTTGGTGCTGGGCAGATAAGATTTCCCATCCAGTAGAATCTACCAGTCTTGGCATCTTCGTCTAGATGAGTCATAAAATCCTGCCAGTCCATATTTCTGTCCTTATGGACAACGAACTCTAGATAGTCAGTGTTCAGGAAAAATGCAAGACCAGCCGTTAGGTCGTCTTCCACTACTACTATGGCATCATTAAATTCGATACCGTTAAAACCAAGTGCCCTAATATCCGCATGAGCAGAATTCTGATTATACCTCTGCTGAGGTGTCATCTTCGCCCAAATGGAATTATAAACAGCCTGGGTTGTAATTATCATGTCGGGGTGCTTGTTATTCTTGCTACAATCACCGTACATGGTCTGGAACATGGAGTTACTGTATGCACCACCAGTACCGTCTAGCTGAGCCTTAGCCCAGGTATCCTTAGACCTGGTGAGGGTTCCATATGTTGCATAGTTGGTGCCATCGTCACAAATAGCTGGTAATCCATCTATGCTGCCGTCGGCCCCACCGGAGCGCATACCGTCATTTAGAATTTTAGACATGGTCTCCTCGGCATTATCCATCTTATCCTCAATAATATTCCTAATGCGATTAGAGCCCATTGCGATGGATTCGGTCCACCCGTCGATAGTTACATCAACATAGGCCATCTTCCAGTCGTGAATATACTCTTTAACTGTTTGCTTCTGGGTGGTTGAGAACTTTGCCCCTCGCTCGTAAAACCCACCAGGGAGATGTGCATACCTTGCACCAGTTCTAATATGCTCACCAGAATCTGCAACGTACTTGCCCTTGCCTTCAAGCCTAGCAAGAACGATGTTGTTCATTACTATCTGTGATTCTATTTTTACTAGAACTTCGTCCCTTACAAAGGCATCGAGTTCCGTAACGTTTAGCTTACTCATTTGTTACCTCCTAAAGTTATCTTTAAGACTAGGGGTAACAGATCAAATTACTTCTTTCTGTCCCTAGCCAATACTTTGCGTACTTCTCTACCTTTCGGCATATTTGCGTTCAGGACATCAGCTTTATTGTTCGACTCCCATTTTTCCTTCTCTACGGCTACAGCTTTTGCTATCTTTGCAGTAAGAATTTCATCCTTGTAGGCACCCTCGTATGCAGCTTCAATATCCGTGATACTATTTTCCTTTGCATACTTTATGATTTTTTCCGGGTCTGGAGTTATATCTGTTCCACTACGCATCTGTAATCCCTGTAACTTCACAAGCATCTGGAACCCCTGAGAGAAGGCATTGTCTGACTGCGTATTTCTCTCGTCGATTTTTTTCTCCAGTTTCTTCAATGCACTTGCCGTTAATGGTTCGTCGTTATCATTCGAATCAGGATCGTCATCATCACCTGCAAGATCAACCTTGCCTCTCCAGTCGTTGAACTCTGAGATGAGCCCCTTGTTCTGCTCATACCATCCAGTCCACTTCTCGGCTGTTGCTATCTTATCCTGCATCTCCTTACTCCTCTCAGAAATTGCCTGGGTCTTCTTGGTATAATCACCCTGATAGCCCTTAATAATTTTCTGATACTCATCTGGTAAAGAATTGATGTCAACCTTACTGATGTCGAATGATACCTCGGCTGTACCACTAGATTGAATAGCGGTGACCGTGACCGTACTAGTTACTGTGTCGCTTGATGTTGCCATGTTTCCTCCCTCTGATTGTTGCCCAAGGCATTACTGCTTATTAGACAGTCCAGATATTGGTTTTTGTCATTAGCCTTGCTGTTCAACATAATATTGAAACTCGGCTAATCGCTTACATTATATACGCCTACTCTTTAAGCGTTGCATCCCAACTTCTCTTCCTCTTTCGCATCTCACCTATGATACCCTTTGCCTTCTCAACCTGCTGACTGGTAGTAGTAGTCGTCTTCCTCTTCTCTAGTAATTTAGGCTCTGGCCTCTTACCTCTCGGTGGAGGTTTCCTCGGGATAGTAGTGGTAGTAGTTGGCTGTACAGAGGAGGTTGTGCTAGTAGTAGTCTTATCCCTATCCCTATACGCCTTCATACTATTATAGACTTTGCCACCAACCTTAAATGAACCCATTATTGAATCCCCGTATTTTTACTTATACCTTCCCGCACTCCTTGATCGAAGTGTGTACCTTTTATATTTGCTATACTCGGCATACTCCCAGCATGTTTGACTTCCCCTGGAACACCGCCACCTTGTCCACCAGCTTCCTGCATCTGCATAGCCATCTCCATCTGATTAGCCTCCTGCTCCTCTAGTCTCCTAAGTATCTCAGTTCTATTAGGCCAATCCAGAGTCTCAAGTACGCTTTCTTTATCTATTAATGGCCTAGGCTGTGCCTGATATAGTTGTAGGGCCATCATAGATTTCTGCCAGTTATTCATTGCCAGAGATGAACCAGGTCTAACTTTAAAAAGAAAATTCTTCCATGCATCCTTGGGATTTTTCATATATTTCTTCGCTTCTGGAATCTTTCCCCTAAGAACATCGGCTGCAAACTTAAAACTCTCATAATCATTGTCATTCTTTAATCGCCACATCAGCCTATTGGTGTCCTGAAACTGAAAGATTCTCGATATCAACTTCTGCCCAACTCTCTCCAGAAGAGATTCAACTAGTCTTGACTTCAGCCTGATCGTTGCCATGGCTGCGGTCTGTAATGCCTCAATAGCACTACCCGATCTAACTTGTCCTGGAACTCCACCAGATACAACCTCTGTATTCCCAGATAGCTTCTCAATTGCAGACTCAACGTATTTTATTATATCAAATATACTAGATGGTAATGGTTGTCCGGTCTCCCTCTTGAGATTTGATCCTGGTTTTATTTTAACTTTCAGTCCTGGAACATTATCAAGGTTCTCCCAATCCTCAGGTTCTAATGCATTAGCATCACCTATCCAGATTGCATTAGTCATCAACATACCATTTTCTACTATGATGGTAACTAACTTATTGAGCAATCTCTGTAATTCCTTAAGGTCCGATATCTCACCAACACCCCAGGCAGTATCAGGATCACGATGCCAAGTAAGTATGTCAACTGGGTGCATCCCATCCCAATATGGATTATGGTCATCAACCACGAGTTCCCCACCTGCTATTATTATATGCCTACCCTTTGGATATTTCTGTTTCCCATTAACCATTGTATGATCTTTAAGCCAGTACTCTCTTACGAGAGATCGTTCCAGTGCAGACTTTCTGGTTAGTAACTTCTGAACCTGCCTAACCATTCTTCCCCTCTTCTCAGTCATCTTAGCTTCTTTGAGAAATGAGTGTGGTGCGTCCGGCTTTATATCCTTATTATTATACCTGTTCATCAATTCCCTAGTGGTGTATATACCCTCCATCCTAAGATACTGTGCTTGATCTAAGTACTGTGGTGCTGTTATGTTCGGGTCAAAGTTAAGATTCCTAGGGTCAACGCAGTGTACAGTTGAATCTCCCTTTCCCCAGTCTAACGTCTTATCATATATAGTATTTACACCACACGTACCAAATAACTCTGAATAAAATATGATGTCAGTAATTGTCATATCAAGAGAATACTCAGACCACTTAGCCTTCATGATCTCAACTAGGGCATCAGCCACATCCTGTAGTGGATCATAAAATGGTAGAACATCAACAAATGGCTTTGTATCTGTCATCATTGATGTCTTCCTTTCAATGGCCTGTCTTAGGAAGTTTAGCACGGGAGATGCCTTATGTGATGGCCTCTCTTCACCCCAATGACTCCTACCTAAGTAAAAACTTGGGATATCATCCCACTCTTTTGATACGTATCTGGTTTTATACTCATCCATCTCACCGTCTATACCATCAAGATATTTAGTTATGTCCTCACTCTTGGTACCAATCTGCTCATCAGACATATATTTTACCTATTAATTATGAGTATACTAACTATTAACTTAAAAAGGGGTCTCATATTTTTTAATGAGACCCACATTATTTATCCAATTAATTCCTTCTCATACGATTTTTTATCTTCCTGATCCTCAGTAGGTAACTCCCTCTCAACTGGCTTAATGATCCCCGTTGCATATCTTTTGGAGTTCCTTGCACACAGATTATTGCAGAACACCTGATTTATATTTCTTGGATTTATTATTACCTTCCCACATTGCTGGCAGAGAAGGTCTCCCCTGTAACCTATTGTTTTCATTTCCCATTCTTTCTCAACGTCTGGATTATAATAGTCTCCCATTTTATACGCTTGGTTCAGTAGACCCAACATATATATGCCCATATCCTCTATCCTGTTATCATATGCAGCTACCTCGAAATCTTTTTTTATTCCAGGCGGTAGACAACCTAATATAAAATTTGCGCACCTATTTAACTCGATTAGTTCAGTTGACTTGATATCAGATTTGTACTCAGAAACCCCACTAGCTACTTCCTTTTCCTGTCTGACATCTCTTCGATCAGGCAAAATAGGATTGCCCTTCCCACTATCTTTGCACCCTTCCTCAGCACTGACACTATCTTTTTTTTCATTATCCGACCCCTCCATTTTACGATTAAATTCCTCCACACCATCCTTACCAAATTCCTTCAGCACTTCCTCTTTAAGACTGGAGAGTTTGTCTTCATCTGAGCCAATAATGTCATCATGTGCATCTACATCGTCATCGGGTGGTTTATCTGGCCCAGGCGTAACCCCAATATCCTCATCAAAGATATCCTTTTGAAGCTCTTCCTTAGTAATGACTTTCCTTTTCTTTGCTAATTTCGTAGCCATACCTTCTCCTTATACACTGTAAATTAGTTTTTGTCAAGTCGATAACCAGTTTTTCACAACTTTTTTTTAATCCCTAGATCATTCAATAGCTTATAGCACCTGTAGTACGTACTCCGCTCCAGTGTGCTTTCAGACATTATGCCCTCCACACATAGATTCTTGAAGAAATTCCTAGTTAATATATTTGGAAAATATTTTATTGCCTCCAGGAGTGTCTTCTTACCACCCATAGTGTCACCCATCAGTAATGAAGCTAAGGCTCTTCCGGTTAGGAATGTCCCATAATTACAATCAAATGTATACGACTGATCGTGATTATAGTGGGTAAGAATCTCATGTACCATAGTTGGTGGGGCAAGACCGCGCTCCAACATGGCAAAGCCAATTGCACTCCTAATAACATTAGATGTATATTTAAACTTACCTATCTCATCGTTAACCTCACTCATAGGGCTATGCTCAACTATCATCTTGGTGATTTTCTTAGCGTTAATGTCTTGAAGCGCAGTCTCGTTGAATATTCCCTTGTATCTCTTTAGCATTGTATCTGTGTCTATTGTGTCAGTAATTACATAATCATTGAATGTTGTAAGTTTATGTGCTGTTATATACATACACTTATTGTGACCCTCATGAACAATGCCGTCTACCTCGAATCCAGATACTGCCAGCAGGAACCTTATCGTTTGCTCTGAGAATGTGTACAGATGTGCTGACGACAGAAACCCATCTGGGGTAGTTCTGGCATATGGGTACTCCATAGACGGAACCTCTATTATTAATTTACCATCTTTCCTTAGTAACTTATGAACCCTCCTTAACACATCCTTGGGGGAGTAGAAGTGCTCCAGAGAGTTCATAATTGTTATAATATCGTACTCGTTGCCAGTAATTTCTGAATCATCGAAGAGTGATGCCGATACTATTTTTACACCATATAGCTTTTCCCCTATATCCCTATTTCTCTCACTAGCATCTATCCCAGTGACATCTCCACCCATAACCTTTAGTCCACCTAGTATTGTTCCTATCCCACATCCAATGTCAAGTATCTTCTTATCCAGGATTTCTATATTGTTTGATTCTATCCAATCGAAGAATGGTGCCGCTACCAGTACGCTATTACCAACTTCCTGCCTACATATACCGCCTATATTTCCCCCATGATATATTTTCGGGTAATCAACCTTATTAAATCTGTCAGTTGACTCCTCGCTCATCATTGGGTTTTTATACACCAGTCCACACTTATTACATATAACATCAGTCTTGTGAAATAGGTGTTTATCCTTACTAACTAGGTAGTTACTACCCTTCCACCTACACCTCTCATGTAGGGTTGCGTATGTATCATTGCCACATATCTCACACGACCTTACCCCCTCTTCATATTCTTCTGATAATGTAGGGTCTCCAAAGCTTATATCCCTTTCCTTCATGCTGCCTCCTATAAATTTAACCAGTGTCCTTTATTCTTCTTTCTCCCATCCCAAGTATCATAGTGTAGCTTATCCTTCTTCTCAGCTAGCTTGGTTATCTTTGACTCTATTTTATTCTCAAGCACTCCAACACTATCTACATGGGAATCACCGTATTCAATATCCGTAACCAACATATTAATCATAAACGCATCGACTAGGTCATCCTTGCCCCTACCATACGCACTGGTACCACTTCCCATATTATCTTTAACGTAGATGGTCATCTCATGTATTAACATGGAACTTTTAATTCCAACTTTTCTATTCTCGACACATTGTCTAGCAAAGGAGACTAGCATTGGTTTAGTGGTTGCATCCGTCTTCCACCCCAACTTTGTTGTTGGTTTATGATTTACCGAATCCACAACCCTACGCTTAAATATATTCCAATAATCCATCTTCTGTATTTCCTTCAATACAGAATGACCATATCCACACACCTCTGGTGCTATGATGGCGTTATTATACTTCTTGGCAAGAGTAACTGCATACTGTGCCACTATGTCAGTATCCATCTTACCGTGCCACTCAGCACATTGAGTTGCAACTAAACCACCATCCCTCCTATCCAGTACACGAAACACCTCTATCGCACCGAAATCCGTATCACCGGGCTCGCCAGATGATGGATCAATTGACGCAACGTACTTCTCACCATCTATTGGTTGCTCCCAAATTTGTAGACTACCAACTATGTTAGACTCTAACATGCACCCTACTATATCACCAATCCACATTGGCTTCTTCACGCGCTCCTTATACGCTCGTAGTGCTGCCCTATCAAAAACAGGTTTACCGCTTACTATAAATGCCTCCGTATCTGTCGTTGGGTATTGTTCGTGAAAGTTTTCCAATGCTGTCTTAGTATTTATCCCAGCTCCCTGACCAAGCAAACCGATCTGTTCTCTACGCCACTTTAGTTGTTCAAGCGTACCACCCTTGGAGCCAACAATGTATCTCTCCTCATCGTCTAGTGTATCCCTTATCTCCTCCTCATCACTACCTGTTAATACTATTCTATAATCCTCGTGCTGTAACCAACTATAGAATAGTGGCTTAAATGCGCTTGTACCCTTAACAGCCCTTAACCACTCCTGATAAAACGGTTCACCCTGACCAGTCATTCCATTAGCCGTTGACTCCAACACTATAAATGTTCCGGGGGTCTTAAATGCGGTAGGTATCACAGATGTTCTCACAGTATCAGCATCTCTATAAAATGCGTACTCCGAGAAGTGTATGAAGTGCTGACCAGTACCAAGTCCTGCCTTATCGGTACATGATACTGTTCTCATTGAGGACTTCAGACCATGTCTGCCTGACTTAACCAATCTCTGTGGTAGGTCAAAATATAACTGTGACTTACTTTTAAATCTAACAGCTGGCCTTAATTCCGTTGGTAGATACTCATAGAATATATGAGACATGTTATGGATATATGAACACCCCTTATCATCGGCAGCTATGGTTATTCCGTGTCTATGTGAGATGGTATGACATTTATGAAACATCCTGCTCTGAACATAGGTAGAAACCCCGTGCCTCCTGGCCTTTAATATTATTAACTTGACAGGCTTTTTGTGTGACTCTGCAACATTCCACACCTTGTTAATCTCTTTCTGAACAAAGCGATTCCCTATGTCGAACTTCACAAGACCAACATCAGTTTGAACACATAGTAGCCGCGGAGAATAGTAATCATATTCTCCAAGCCTCGATATGTCGAAGTTAATTGTACTCACTATGTGAAAACCTCCAACTCTATATTAGCTGTATCTCCACCAACCAACTCCTCGTATGAAAAATTCTTTGGCATCTCCTTCTTGCCGTCCGACAGTAATGCCCGTAAATTTGTTGCTAATTTAATTCTAACATCTGTATGCACCATAGCTGACTTTATTACCCCATTTGCAATATCAATAACTCTAGACATCTTATTGTCGGACAGAATATCCACGGAGCAGAGGAGGTATAATATTATTTTACAATTGGCTGAGGGGTTTCCAATGTTGCTAATTAATAGGTCATACATACTGTCAACCCTTAGCTTCTCAGTGGCCTTTATCATTTCCTTGGCACCTGCCGTACTAGACCTGTCTAATTCTTTTCCCCTCTTCTCGTTACGTGCCTTCTCTATAGTACTACGCTTACAATCCTTGCATATCCAGTCGTTACGCACCATACTCGACGTGTACGTATTATACTTGCTCAGTTCAATCCCACACACCCTGCATGTCCGGCCTGAACTCCCTAATAAACTTGCCATAGTTTCCCCTAACACCGCTATTCATTTTTTTAAATAATATCTCAAGACTACAGAATAACTTGAAAACCACTATTAGCTTTGCCATGCTCTTCTCCGCGCCATCGTATCTCCTGTCGATTGCCTTGTTTGTATTTGTGCACCCAAGTGTCACAGACTGTATTACGTGCATAGCAGAATGATAGCACATTGGATGATTCAATATCTCCATTTTTAGATTCTCACAGTACTCAAGTATTTTCTCTAAATATGTATCATTGATACCATCCTTAACTACCCCACTAAAATATTCCTCTATACAATCCTTGGCTATATCTATGTTGTCAAGAGTTACCTTGTAGTAGTCAACGCCGTCCTTCACATTCTTATTTACTATGTCAAAATCCCTCTGTACGTCCTCATCGGATAGTCTGGTTAAGTTATCACTAAGTATTGATTGTACGTCGATATCCTTCGTCATAAACTGCTCAATTGCATCCTTGAATCTCATTATCTTGGTTCCCTTGATTAATGCACCACCCTCTGTGGCGTTGACACACTTAACTTTCAGCTCCTCTATATCCTTCTCGAATCTTCTCCTCATGCCGACCCATGTATCCAGAGACTTTATCGCTTTGCCGTCGTTACCCATAACCTCACATTGCTGATTCATTAACTGTGACTTCCTCATCCCATCACTAGCATGTGTTGCCCCGTTCACGTGTGTCTTACCATCTGGGGCAAATGCCAAGTCCTGCCCAACTAATACTATTGGTGAGCACCCCATATAATATGCAACCATAAAGGCTAGATTTGTTACAGACTTCCCAGTATTCAATATGCCCTTATCGAGACCAAGCCACTTAAAGTGCGCAAAATCACGAAACACAATCATATGTTTACCGTGCCATTCCTCGTAGACCTCCGGTTTGACTACTGGACAGGCTGCAAGCCATATGTCCCTCATTAGCACCTTCTTGTCGTCTGGTATCTGAGCGAAGTGCTCCCTGGTTGTTAGGTTCCTCTCAAGTGAACATACAATATCTGGAACTATAGGAGTACTATAATTTAGAAATGAATTCAGTGATGCATCTGCCGCAAAGAATACAGCCTTATCTTTTATACTATGGAGCAGGTCTATATTCTTATCGAGTGAAGGCCCAGTTGCCGCTATAACTGCTGGAACATCCTTAAATTTATTCTTTAACCCACTAACCCCAGGATTATTTAGTATGATGTCAAGGTTTTGGAATTGATGGTCCACCCCGAACCAGCTATCCTCTGGATCATTACCAAAAGAAGACCTAATATCATAAAACACCCTGCTCAATTCTGAGAAGACTGGTTTATAGTACTGCTTCGCAACTCTAATTAGTTTTGGGTGTTCTATGAATTCAGTACTTGAGAAATAATTTTTGCCAACGTCCTGTAGTATGTCATAGACAACGGAGTACACCTTATCAACTGGTAATCCAACTAGAAATCTTACACAACCGGCATCAAAAATATTTATATTCTTACCGTCCACAGTTAGCTGTAGATGTCTGTTCTCTATGAATTTTTTGAAGAGCTGTATATCAGGTTCGAACACCAGGACAACTGAGCCCGGATATAACTTGCCATCAAATAATGCCTGGAGGTAATACCCCATTCCAAGTCCACTCATAACCACTAGTCCGGCCTTATCCTCATCACCTACAACCATTCTCACATATCTCCTGGCCTCCTCAAGTGGATTTTCCGTAGAGTTCAACGTCCTACCATCACTATCACCATCACCGAGAATACACGTGCACATTCCCTCCTGACCAGTATTTCTGATTTTCACACTGTAGTCATCCTTTAGGTGTTTAACCCTCTCACTTAAATCTGGATAATTACGATCTAGTGCCGCTATGTTCTCGGAATATATGCTCATTTATTACTCTCCTTGGGGAAGCATGACATCTGCTCCTAAATAGTGTGAGACCTTTAGATTGGTACAGTTGTCGTATAAGTCAAATGGTGTTTTATAATGAGTAATTGGTTTCTCAAAGCACTCATCTATTTGTAGCCTAGATATAGTTGGGCATATTACCGCCAGCTTCCTGTCACCTATTAACTCCGAGAATGCAACGTCAAACTTAGCTGGCTTGATACCATTAACCTGCTGAAATATGTAGTGTACACCAATTCCATCCTTTGGAGAACATTTTATACAGATTGTTCCACCATCATTAACAATATTATATTTACACAGTCGAAGCACATTCATCGCTTGCATGAAGTCCCCATTTTTAAATAATGGTTCGAGTACTACAACATCTGCGGGCTCGTCTAGTATTACACCGAAATTATATTTAGACATTCTTTCCTCGCTTAACCGCACTGGAATATCATTTATTACTATGTTTACAACCTCGCCAAGTCTATTTATGACACCGCTAACAACATAGTCTATACCCCTCTCTATTCTCCTAATATACCTTACGGCCTCAGACCTAGTCAGTTTATGAAAATTAATAGCACCTGCGACAGATGTAAGACCAGGAACAACAACCTTGCCACCACCACTCCTCTTGACGAATATGTGTGGCATTATTGTTCCAATGCTAATCCTAGTATATTCCGAAAAGTCAGCAAATGGAAAACTAACTAATGGTGAGTTCCTATATAATCTTATTCCATCTAGTTTTGCACTAAACTTAGACTCAATTTCTTGTAGCGTGCTAGCCCTGTGCATTCCAGATGCCACTACTATTATGACATTATCTCTTCCAACTGTCTTTATAACATAATCTAAAACCTCCATATGCAATACAGTATTCGGCCTGAATATATCATCTGACATTATTAACACCTTCTCGTCCGACCTTAGATGTATTTTCCTTTTTATGCTCTCGCCAATCTCCAGGACT